CAAAAAACTTACACACCGGATTTTTACTTGTTAAGTAAAAAGGATTGTAAGTATGGTACAAGGACTGAAAGATATGGTATTTTTATAGAAACTAAAGGTAGATTTATAGGAAGTGATAGAGCTAAACATTTACTGATTCAAAAGCAACATCCTGATTTAGATATTAGATTTATTTTCACAAACCCAAACCAGAAACTCTATAAAGGATCGAGGACAACTTATGGACAATGGTGCGAAAAACATGGGTTCAAATACGCAACAAAGGACATCCCCTCAGAATGGCTCATCGAATTGGCTGAGGAATGAGGCTTGTCCAAAGTGCGGATCAAAGGACAATTTAGCGAGGTATGATGATGGACATGGTTACTGCTTTGGAAATGATTGCGGCTACTATATGCCTAGTGACGATGATATTCTTAGGCATGATGTACCTGCCCAATCCAGTTCCAATAATAAAAAGAAATTTACAAATCTTATTCAAAAAGGACAATACAAAGATTTAACTAAGAGAAAAATCTCTGAAAGAACTTGTAAGTTCTATGGCTATTCGATTAGTGAGTACAATGGTAAACCTTGTCAAGTAGCTGAGTTTAAGGATGAAACTGGAAGTGTAGTAGGACAGAAAATAAGACTCAAAGGCCATGACTTTCGGACCCTAGGTGAGTGCCAAGGTCTGTGGGGTAGGCATCTTTGGGGTAGAGGTAAAAAGATAGTAATAACTGAAGGCGAGATAGATTGCCTAAGTGTAGCAGAACAACAAAATTGTAAGTGGCCCACCGTTTCCATTCCCAATGGAACAAAATCTGCTAAGAAAGCTATTCAAAAGGATTATGAATGGCTAGTAGAAAATTTTGAAGAGATCATACTTATGTTCGACATGGACAAAGCAGGTATGTCTGCTTCAAAAGAGTGCTCTGAATTATTCCCACCTGGAAAATGTAAAATAGCAAGACTCCCCAAGAAGGATGCTAATGAATGTCTAGTAGCTCATCAAGGTGCAGACATTGTGAACGCGATCTGGAACGCGACTATAGCAAGGCCCGATGGTATAGTAGCAGGGGAAGACACATGGGAGCTAGTCAATACTCCATTGACTCCAAGTGACCATGACTATCCTTGGGTTGGACTCAACAAAAAAACTTTAGGAGCTAGAAAAGGCGAACTTGTAACCTTTTGCGCGGGTACAGGTGCAGGTAAATCGACTACAGTAAAAGAGATAGCATCTTACTTTTTAAGCAAGGGTGAAACCATTGGTTACATAGCCTTGGAAGAATCTGTAAGAAATGCAGCTCTTGATTTTATGTCTATTGAAGCTAATTCTATGCTTCACCTTCAAAATAATTTAGAGGAAAAATATTTGAGGGAAATATGGGAAAGGGTTTTCTCTACAGGGAGACTTTTTCTTTATGATCATTGGGGGAGTGTGGATGGAGATGTACTTACCAATCGTATTCGTTATCTTGTTCGCAGTTGTGGTGTGGATTGGATCATTCTTGATCATATATCTATCATCGTCTCAGGTATCGGAGACGGAGACGAAAGAAGAATGATAGATAATTTAATGACTAAACTTCGGTCTTTAGCTGAGGAATTAAACGTAGGGATGTTTATTGTTTCTCATTTAAAGAGACCTGCACAGGGGAAAGGACATGAAGATGGCAAACAAATCAGTATTGGAGACCTTAGAGGATCAGGAGCTATTGCTCAACTCAGCGATTTTGTCATTGGCCTCGAAAGAGATCAACAAGGAACAAATGAGACAATCGTTAGAGTGCTTAAAGCAAGGTACAAGGGAAGTTCTACTGGCGTTGCTACCTGTCTCAGATATGATCCAGATTCAGGTAGACTTAGCGAGTGCAGCCCATCAAATGAGACAGGAGCTGGCAACGGTGAAGATGAAAGTTTTTAATTTAGAAGAACGATTCCCAATAGGAGACAATCGCTAATGTTAGAATTAGTATTTGATATAGAAACCGATGGTTTGCTTGAAGATGTAACCACAGTTCATTGTCTAGGCATGGCTGTAGTTGGTTCAAAGGCTGGTCAGATTTATGCTAATAAGTCTGGATTCTATGATTATACTTATCGACACTTTGATTGTTTAGATGAAGGACTTGAAGTGATGAGTAGTGCCGAAAGAATAATTGGACACAACATCATAGCGTATGATCTTCCAGTTCTTAAAAAGATTTTAGGATGGGTCCCAAGTAAACATACAGAGATAATAGATACATTAGTATTATCCAGGTTGATCCATACTGACTTAAAAGAGTTGGATGCTCAGAGAAAATTGTTACAACCTAAACTGTGGGGGAGCCATAGTCTTAAAGCATGGGGTTTCAGGAATGGCATGGTAAAAGATACCTATGGTGAAACTACAGATTGGAAAGAGTTTACTAATGAAATGGCTGAGTATTGTGTTCAAGATGTGAATATCACATTAGATTTGTATTATCATTTCTTAGATCAAGAGTACAGCCATGATGCAATCAGTATGGAAATGGAATTTGCTAAGATAATGTCGAGACAGGAGAACTATGGTTTTAACTTTAACGTAAAGAAAGGACAACAACTCTATGTTAATCTTCTTAAAGATAAAGAAAAACTGGCTCAAAAATTACGGTCTTCATTCGGCAGTTGGTATGTATCTGAAGGAGAGTTTACTCCAAAGAAAGATAACAAAAGGCGAGGCTACACAAGTGGAGCAAAGTTTACAAAGGTTAAGGCTGTGGAATTCAACCCAAATTCCAGAGACCACATATCGTCTCGATTGCAAAAGTTGTACGGGTGGATTCCTGACACTTACACTCCTAGTGGAAAACCAGAAATCAATGAATCCATCCTTAGTAAACTAAGGTTTCCTAATTGTCAGGAGTTAAAGAAACATTTTCTTATTAGTAAAAGAATATCTCAACTAGCTGAGGGAGATAATGCTTGGCTAAAACTAGAACGTGATGGAAAATTACATGGAAGGGTTAATACAAATGGGGCTGTTACTGGACGTTGTACTCATTCTTATCCTAATATAGCTCAGGTCCCTGCAACTTATAGCCCGTATGGAAAAGAGTGTAGAGAGTTGTTTACTGTGAGTAAGGGTAAGTCTCTTGTAGGAGTAGATGCTGATGGTCTGGAATTAAGGGCATTGGCAGGTTACATGAGAAGGTATGATAATGGGAAGTATGTTGAAGCTGCCGTATCTGGTGATAAAAAGATGGGTACTGACATACATTCTATTAATATGAAAGCATTAAACATAGATAATAGAGACATAGCTAAGACTTGGTTCTATGCTTTTATCTACGGGGCAGGTGATAGGAAACTAGGTTTAATCCTAGGCAAAGGTTCAAAGACAGGAAGAGTATCGAGGGAAAGGTTCTTGAAAAATGTTACAGGTTTACAAACTTTAACTACTAAAGTAAAAGAAGCTTATAGAAGAAGGGGTCATTTAATAGGACTCGATGGAAGGAAGTTGCATATTAGATCAGAACATAGTGCGCTTAATACTTTACTTCAATCGGCAGGTGCGATATTAATGAAGAAAGCTCTAGTTATCTTGGACTATAAACTACAGGCTAAAGGTTTATTACCTGGTGAAGACTATGAGTTTGTTGCTAATATCCATGATGAATTTCAAATCGAGGTGACAAATAAATATGCACAAGATATTGCCACAGAGTCTGAGGGAGCGATCAAAACAGCAGGGGAATTCTTTGAATTTGGCTGCCCACTTTCCGCAACTGCTAAAATTGGAGAAACTTGGGCTGAAACCCATTAAAACTGTAGAAGAGCTATCGACTTTTATGGAAAAAGATGCTAAAGTATTGGCAGGGATTACAGGTGTCAATCCATTTAAATCACAGAGTAAAAATTATAAGAAGTTTAATAATAATGTTAGACGATCTTTTATATGTTGGTTAAAAGATTTTACCTGTGAAGTATGTAAATTTAAAAATGAAACTAAGACCTTTCATTTTCATCACGTTGATCCTAAACGAAAGAAAGGTAGAGTTATTCCAATGGCTACTGGTAAAAATAGAATAAAGCTATTCAAAGAAATATTTAAATGTGTGTATGTTTGTGAAAATTGTCACTATAAAATTCACGCTGAAGAAGGAGGACTAAATGGACAATACGAAATTATTAATAGATGGAGACATTCTTACATATCGGACTTGCTGGGCGGTCCAAACGGAGGTACAATGGGATGATGATATTGTTACTACTGCTACTAATTTAAAAGAATTAGAGCATCAATCTAAATCAACTGTAGAATACTGGAAGGAAAAGTTTAACATCACAAACATGGAACATTTGACTATTTGTTTTTCAGATAGGTCAAATAATTTTAGACGAAAAATTTTTCCCGAATATAAAGCAAACCGAAAAGGTAGTAAGAAACCCTTGGGCTATAATCATCTGGAAACTTTCTTAAAGAAAGCTTACAATTCATTTGTCCTCGATAATTGTGAAGCCGATGATGCCTTGGGGGTTCTTGCTACCACTTATAAAAATGATAGATGTATTATAGCTTCTATTGATAAAGATATGCTGACTATACCTTGTGAGTATTTTAACATGGACTCTGAAAATATAATTGAAGTTGATGAGGAGAGGGCAGATTACCATTTCTTTCATCAAACATTGACGGGCGATTCCGTTGATAATTATAAGGGGTGTCCAGGTATAGGTAAG